TCATCAGAACGCTCAATATCAAAGACGAAATTAGAAAAACCTCCACGGGTAAAGACTGCTTCATCTCCTGAGTGGAAAGCAATCTTGTCTACATAGTGAACTCCGCCTGAACTTGCGCTTACTATTTTAACAAATACTTGAGCGTGTGTTGCGGTAGGTGGAGCCAATACTGTTGCACTTGCCGTAATAAAGGCTGAACTTGTTGCGCTAACTGCTGTTCCAAAAGTTGTACTAATTGTTGTACCAGTTGTAGTCAAGTAACGAATACCAACTTGGCATGAGCGAGTAGTGCTACCTGCTTTGAAATCAGCAATGGCTGAGAACTCTTGGTTTGCTGTTACTAAAAACTTTGTCGCGGTAGTAGTTGATGCAACTGCATCACCAGCCGCACTAGCGGTTATTTCTAAAGAAGCGCTACCAACCGATGCTTGAGCAGTAGAACGGGCAATCGCGCAATTAGTTACCGCTTCCCATCCTGCTGTATTTGTTTCAAGGGATGCTTGGTTTGCTGACAAAGCATTAGTTCTTCCAAATACAGTTACCGTTACCGCGCCTTCTTCAGAATCATAAAATGCGGTAATCAATGGCGTTGCTGGAGCATCAACATCAATAGTGAATTGGCTATAAGCCCAGTCGCTAAAGTAATTAGCGCCATTAACTAATTGAGCAACGCGAACATAAGCACGATAAGTTGTGCCATCTGCTAGGTCTGCCTCAAGAGTTTGACCGTTATTACTTGATGTAACTATGCCAGTTGTAACTGTTGGTGTTGATGTATCCTCATCAAAACTTGCACCGCCATAAGTTGTTGAGTCAAATACTTTAATCTCATAGGCGTTTTGTGGGTCACCGTCTGCATCTGCATAAGTCCAAACAACTGACGGGAATGTTGTATCTGTAACTGTTCCAGTAGGGGCAGTAACAGAAACCGTTGGTTGAGTGGTTGTAATTACATCTACATACAATGCGTATAGATTGGCACGGTCACCGCTTGCGATTGCGTTATCTGTAAACTTAACAACTAAATTGTCTATAAGGGTTTGAGTCCAAGCCTCACCGTTTGGTGCTGTTGTAAGTTTTAGTGCAGTATCAAGAGTGCTTAATGCAAGGGTGTTTGCCTTTGAGAAAGGAACTGAGTAACTCACGGTGCGACCATTGCGGTCTGTAATAACACCAAGGCTCAACTCAATAGAACCTGCTGTTCCAATACTTGTTCTTGCTCGAAGATTTACAAAGGCAACCCTCTCGGTAGCCGCTAAAGTTTGTGTACCAAACTCTGCTTCATAGGATGCTGGAACTGTTGAACTTGAACGGGTTATGTAAGTTGAATCGCTGTCATCGGCAAGCGCCGCATGAACTGATGCAGACCCACCTGAAATAGTAAAAGCCGAGGCGTTGTTCCAGTTTGCGTTAGGGCGAAGTACATAAGTAGCCATTATTTGTTAGCCAATTCTTTTGCCAAGATAGCGAATGTTTCTTGAATTCTCTTAGTGATTATGTCAGCCTTTTCGTTTTGGTCTGTGGCACCTGATGTATCAACATTGACCACAAACGCACCCTGCTCAATAACTACATTTTTTCCACCAGCACCTCTAATGCTTGCTTCTGCATCTGTAATTTGAGCGATGCCAGCCTGAGCGCTTGCAATCTTTTGACCAAACGCCGCCTCTGAACCAAACTTACCAATCGCCGCACCAGTAAATTCAATCGACTTTTGAATCTCGTTGATTTGTGCAATCGCCTCAGCGCCACCGCCAAGAATCGACGCCGCAATTTGAGCGCCCTTGATTGGTCCTGATTCAACTAAATCTTTAATTGCGTTTGCATCTAAACCAAGTGCTTGTAGTTGTGTTATCTGACTAGCAAACTGTTGGCTCTTATCCAAACGAGTTCGCATATTTTCAATAAGAGATTTAGCCTTTGGAATAAATCCATCAGGAAGTTCTATACTCTTGAGTCCCGCAAACCCCATAATTGTGTCTTTAAGGGAATCTGCAAAGTCTTTAGCCGCTTGTTGTAAATCTTGTAGGACATCACGCATTGACTCAATACCAGCGGTCATTGCTTCACGAATCTTTTTCATTAAATCTGCTTGGTCTTGAATATCAGTTAAAGCATCTTCGGTTCCACCTTTAGGCAGACCCTCTGCTTTTTCGCGTTCTTTTTTAAGAATATCGCCAAAGCCAAGACCTTCTTTGAGACTGTCTTTAATTGTTTCTATAAAGTTGCTAATTCCTTCGCCAGCCTCAGCCGCAAAATCTGTTGTCTCTGCAAACGCTAACATTTGAGTTGAAAGATTGATTAAGTAATCGCCAGCCGCATCAGCCTTATCAGCCACGCTGTCAATAAATTTTCCAACTGTTCCTGCAAAATCAAACTTTACTGCTTTGCCAAGCACATCAATCATTGTTCCTAAAGCACTCGAAGCCTTCTTTGCGCCGCCGACTAGACCTTCAATAAGTTTTGCACCGTTATCTTTATTTCCAAATTCTTCAACTTTAACTGCAAACTTAGTAAGAGTTTTTTCTGTTGCTCTTAATCCTTTTTCTACGGCATTTCCAACAGTTGATACTGCGTTAATTGATGTCTTGACACCCTTAACAACGCCATTGAAAACATTTTCTGCTAAATCGACACCAAGTTTTGCTACTCCAGTAATCGCGCTTCTTGCGGAATCTAAACCAGCGTTCAGAGCATTAGCAACTATTGGACCTATGCCTGGAATTTTTGAGAACAGTTTTAATAAATCTCTAATCCAACCTGTCACAAAATCATAAACAACCCCTAGAAAACTTCCTACTCCTTCGGCAACTTTTTTGAAAATACCAAAAATGCCCCCGCCGACCTTAGAAATTGTGTCCAAAACTGCAAAGAAAATGCTTTTAACTCCGTCAAATAATTTGTTAAACACCCCGACTACATCAGCAACAGCACCAATAATAAATGCAAAGACTCTGACAATGCCCTCAACAACCAAAGAGATTACCTTGATAATGCCGTTAAATATAGTTTTTACTACATCGTAAAGGATTCCTTGACTTTCCATAAGACTAATAAAACCATCAATAAGATTTTTGATTCCTTGAAGTATGAATTTAACCACAGTAAGAAATATATCTATAATGAACTCAAATACCACAGCGTATGACTCTGCAACCATTCCAAGAACTCGAATCATCATGGCAAAGCCTTTTAGTAAGTACCCAATAGCCTTAACAATTAAGGCAAAAACAGTAATTACAAGTTTAACAATAAAGTTAAACACCGCGGCAAATACATCTCTCACGCTTTTATTTGTTTTAATTAAATAGCCAAAGGCAACCAACAAGGCAACAATAGCGCCAATAACAAGAGGTATTGGATTCATTAACATAGTTACATTAAGTAGTTTTTGAGCCGCGGTTAGCGCAGTAGTTACTGTCGTAGTAGCGATAGTTATTCCATTAAGAAGTATTAGTTTAGCGGTTTGAAGAGTTGTAATAGCAAACCAAGTTGCATATCCCGCGGCAACTGCTAAAACTACAACTCCCAAAGCCTTAAAGACTCCTGCATAAGTTTGAACAAAACTAATAGATGTTCTAACTATGGAGGCTACAAGACCAATAGCCTTTGCAACTACGCCAAGGAGTAAGGCAGAAACTTCTGTAAATACTGCCGCAACTTTTTTAAGTGTTGGTAGAAGCGGTGTAAAGGCAGTAACTAATTGTCCTATTGCTCCTCGTATTTGAGGAGATGTTACGGCTAAAGTAAATGCTGTAAAAACAAAATTAAACTTTGCTAGAGTTGTAAAAAAACCTTGGAAGAAAGGCGCCGCTTGCGCTAAAGACTTACCTGCTTTAATACCAAAAAAAGTAGCAAACGCGGCCGCGACTGGTAACACCTTTTCCATGGTGCCAGCAATTCCATCAACACTTAATTCGCTCTTATCTAGTTTGTCAATAAGGTTTCCTAGATTTGTTGCTATTTTTGCAAATGGGTCTGCTAATTTAGTTAAAACTTTTTCCATAGCATCAAGGAATTTAGAAAAAGTTCCAGTTCCGTCAGCCGCTATCGTAAATTTTGTGTATAAATCAAAGGTGGCTAAAATCAATTTACTAAAAGAATCAAGCAATCTTTTACCCACAGCAACTTGTAAATTGTTGGTCAGGTCTGACATTTCCTTTAGTGCTTTAGAAGGGCTTTGAATCGCTAGGGCATAAGCGCCTGTGACTTTTGTGCCTTCTTTTAATATAAAATTAAGTACCGCTTGGCGTCTTTCAGCCATATTTAACTCACTAGCACTCTTGCCTATTGTTCGTCCATAAATAGCAAAAGCCTCAGTAGCCCCAGTTGTTATACCTATCTGACGCAACATTCGTGTTTGCCCAGTCGTGATGGCAAAAATAAGAGTCTGCAAAGCGTCCGAAGCATTTACGCTTGCTGTAACAGATAAGTTTTGAGCGACGGTGGCTAATTCAGTAGCCTGACCTAAATCAACATTTGCTTGAGCAAGTTTGATAATTGCTCTT